GCCGAAGGTTCAACAGCAATTGTACGATTTTTACCAGATGGTAATTCAGAAAATCCATTCTTTTGGGCAGAGCGTGCAATGATTAAATTGCCATTTGCTGGAATTAAAGGTGGTGGTAGTAATAATAATGAAACAACAGTTCAAGTACCATGTATGGACATGTATGAAGGTAATGTGCCTTGTCCAATATTAGCAGAAGTATCACCGTGGTTTAAAGATGCATCAATGGAAGATATGGCTCGTAAATATTGGAAGAAACGCACGTACGTATTTCAAGGGTTTGTGCATCAAGACCCTATGAATGAGGACAATGCACCAGAAAACCCAATTCGTAAGTTTATGATTAGTCCATCTATCTTTAGTATTATCAAGGCAAGTCTTATGGACCCCGAGATGGAAGAATTACCGACTGATTATACTAAGGGATTGGATTTCCGTATTGTCAAGATACAAAAGGGACAATATGCTAATTATGGTACAAGTACGTGGTCAAGGAAAGAAACTGCATTAACAGAAGATGAATCCAAATCAATTGAAACGTTCGGATTGAATGATTTAAAGGGATTTTTACCGCCGAAACCTGATGCAAACACATTGAAGATTATTCATGAAATGTTTGAAGCAAGTGTGGATGGTCAACAGTACGACGTTGAAAAATGGGGTAACTATTACCGTCCATGGGGTGTTGATAAGCCTGAAGGTTCAGTAAATGTAGTGACTCCTGTAGCAGATGTATCTACTGTAGGTGACTCTCCGTTTGAAACTCCATCGGGAGCAACAGAAGTTATTACTGAACCTGCTGTTACTGCACCTGCGTCTAACGACAAGGCTGCTGACATTCTTGCACAAATCCGAGCAAGACAGAACGTGTAAACGGTGTGCTGAATTTCTTGATAGTTCGTTTCACACACGGCGCAGGAGGGAAATTCATAAGTTCTGTGTTACAGACCAGTGATGATATAAGTCATTGGTCTGTAACAATTCAACAATCAAAAAATACATCAGAATTCGAGGAATTAGTAAGGGAGTACACTAAAAGAAGTTTCCCTATTAATCCGAAGTACCACATGTTAAGCGAACCTATCGCACCGTATAATACGGACTTATATAGTAGTAGTTATCCACGTGGCAATGAAGTTACTCTGCATGAGTTTCTTACACACGCAAGGGAGGTAAATGACACATCCCTTCTGTCACTTATTGACAGTAAACAAAAATGCAATCTTATCTTTAATAAACCCAATGTCCCACGTTTTGCAGAAGGTGCCGATGTAGTAACTGTACTTGTTGATGATAAGGACCAGGAATGGCTACGCCAAACGCTTTGGAATAAGCATTTTTATGTGGATGATGAGAATGGAAGTATTTATTATATACAAGATACCCCGAACTTGTGTAGTTTCAAAAGTTTGCCCATGATATTAAAGTTTAAGAACAAATACAAATTTAATATCGCAGAGAAAGATGAATTATATGAAAAGTATATCATTAATAATCATACTAATGAATGGTATAAAAATTACAAAAACTTCGAGGAGTTTGATCGGAAAATGAAATTGAATAATTATTTCATTAATTTGTCTGACTTATTTGATACAAAGCGTTTTGTTAATTGCATGTCCGAAATATTTGAACACTACGGCATTAGTGGGTTTAATCCATTACTGGTATCACAAATGCACGTTATCTGGTGGTCTAGACAAATATGATAATTACCGCGCCTTATACATTGGATGCAACTATTCCATCTGAGGTTACATTTACTGATCACTTGGAAGGGTTTAGCAAAAACAATACTAGCAGGGTGTTGAGTGAGGCTAATGACTATAATAAAAACATTCTCGTGACTTACCATCAGATTTTATCAAACGATATATTAAGTAAGGTGCCCATGTTGGATATACGTTTTTCTAGTGTATTACAGGATGAATTAAATTTGTGTCATTTTCATCCGTACAGGGTGCATCCAAAGGTGTCGTTCAAGAACCTGTTATGCAGTTTTAATGGGTCAGGGCATGTTAGTAGACAGTTGTTAACCTCTGCATTGCGTAAGTTTGGGTTATTCAATGATAACTATTCTACTAAAAACTTTAAATACACCAAAGAACACATAGATGGACACTTATCTAACCTAGACTTGTCCAAGGTACAGCAACAGTTGTATATGAAGTTTTTAACAGACGACACTACGTTTTTAAATAACGTGTATTCACATGGTCATGTGCAGTACAACCACCCAACAAACATCTATAATTTGGAAGGTGAACTAACGGGGAGTTTTATTCATGTTGTTAGCGAAACAATGGCCACAAGTTATTATCCATTCATAACAGAGAAGTTTTTGTATAGTGTGGTCACACGTGGGTTATTTTTAACATACGGACAACCAAAATGGCATGAACACATAACGTCTTATTATGGATTTAAACGTTATGATAAGATATTCGATTATTCATTTGATGATATTCTAAATCCAGTGGAAAGATTAGTTAAGTTACTGGAAACAGTCCGTAAATTCGATGCATTATCCACTGCTGATTGGCATGATTTATATTTAATGGAGTATGACACGATAGAGTATAACTACGACCACTATTTTAGTAAAACGTATATGGATTATTTAAAACAGCATGAGTAAGCATTTGTTAGTAGGCTGTAGTTTCACGGATCCAATGTGGCAAGAAGATGTGCCGTGGAGTGTGGAGTTTTCAAAAACGCACCCGTCCTATATCGTTGCAAAAGCAGGCATGGGGATTAAAGGAATTACAACGGAAGCAATGTATTACCTTAAAGGAATACCTGACATTAGCACTTGTGTAATAATGTTGCCTTCATTGTGGCGCATGGATATCGAGATGAGCCAAGATTCAGAAGTCTGCAATGCAATGGTTGATCTATTAGAGTGCGGTGTTGGTGGGTGCAGAAATAAGGAAAGAGCAACCCGCAAGTGGATAGTTAGCGGAGGGGTCCACTATGATAAAAAAACCAAAGCGGGCAAGATATTTAATCCAATGTATAAGCATCAGGGATTTCTTGTGATTCTTAAGGAACATATTAGATCTTTGAAGATATTAATTGATTATTGTAGACGAAGTAGTATTAATTATTATATTAGTGCAATAACGGATCCAATGGAGCAGTTATTGCACTGTGATATGAGGGGGGAAGAAACAAAATTACTAGAGGAAGTAGAATACAGTAATTGGTTTAGGTTTGACGGCAAGTTTGTTGATGGGTTTTTATCACATGATAAGCACCCATCAACAGAAGAGCATGTTGTACTTAGTGAGTATATTATAAGAAACATTTTATAGGAGTAAAAAGTTATGGGTAAGCCATTTGACGTAAGTAAATTTAGAAAAAGTATAACAAAATCAATTGATGGATTATCAATCGGATTTCATGACCCAACTGATTGGATTTCAACAGGTAATTACGCATTGAATTATCTTATATCGGGTGACTTTAATAAGGGTGTTCCACTAGGTAAAGTAACTGTATTTGCAGGTGAGTCTGGTGCAGGTAAGTCGTACTTTGCATCAGGGAATATCATTAAGAATGCACAAGAACAAGATATTTTTGTTGTGCTAATTGACTCAGAGAATGCACTAGATGAATCATGGTTACAAGCACTTGGTGTTGATACAGACCCTGCTAAATTATTAAAACTTAGTTTATGTATGATTGATGATGTTGCTAAGACTATTAGTACGTTCATGATTGACTACAAAGCAATGGCAGAAGAAGATAGACCGAAGGTACTATTTGTAATTGATTCGTTGGGTATGTTATTAACACCAACTGATGTTAAACAGTTTGAAGCAGGTGACATGAAAGGTGACTTAGGACGTAAGCCCAAAGCGTTGACATCATTGGTACGTAACACAGTCAATATGATTGGTGCCTACAACGTTGGTATTATTGCTACCAATCACACTTATGCATCGCAGGATATGTTTGACCCAGATGATAAGATTAGTGGCGGACAAGGCTTTATTTACGCTTCGTCTATT